CGCGGAATAACCAAAAGCAGTGCTCCTCACAACCGGAACCAAATGGACCCTCTTACGTCCAGACCAAAAAAGACTGGAATTAAGTGAAAAGTAAGTACGATGAACCATCGTCTTACCAGCAGAAAGGACAAGACCGCTACCAACCACCCCTCTCATCCAACGATCAGAAATCTCCTTCGGAGCATAGAAAACTATATCGTCACCATTCACGCGAACCGGAATGTTATCCTTCTTCATAGACGTACCGGAATAATACCGAAACGCAAGATAATTCACAATACAAAGAAGGGGAAAAGAGAGAAGGTTGCCCATCAACTGACCACGTTCCTGCTTAACCACCGGGCCTCCCTTCGAGAAGAGAGACATACGGAGGGTTGAAGCAGCACTATCACGTATCCCTTTCGGGACCGAAGTTGTGTTTTCAAGAATAAGATTGAGGATGGTCTCCTGAACCTCAGTGTTGAGATTATCGGTGGCGGACTCGTAGTCGCCACTAGTAAACACAAATCCGGTACGAAGTGTGAACTCCGTTTTAAACCGTGAAGCTTTTGCATCACCACGCAAAAGCCAACGAAACGCGGTCAGTCGGTTGTAGATGGCGGTATGTAAAGGACGGAACAGATTCATGGAAGAATCTGCCACAGAAATGATCCTAAACTTACCCCCCGTCTCGACAGGAGTGACCCTGGACGGTTCGAGTTTTATCGGGGCCTCCCTAGACAGGAGGTCCATAACGAAATTATGGTGAGCATCCGATCCACCATAACGCTCAAAAACGCGAATTCTACTTCCACCCTTCGACGAGCCAACCTCAAGACAAGACTTCATAGGGACGGTGCTAGACAAACAAGCACTCGGATACAAAGTACGGTCCCAGCCGTGTTGAAACAGCTTGGGGACTTTTGCCCGAACGTAATCGAGGAAACCGGGATCTGGTGAAGGACCCGGTTTAGACATTTTCTCGATATACGGTTCAACAGGAGGCTCAATCGAAGGCAATGCCTTACGGTAGAGAAAAAGTGACATTCTAATGGAAAAACGAGACCGAAGCCCCAATCCACTAGTGGGAGAATGCCACAGATGAGAACGTTCATCTTCGAGGAAGCCTCCGCAAAACTTCTTCAAAAACGACAAGCGAGCCTCATCTGTATCACCTAGCACACTCGGAACAGGAAGATTTACCCCGAAAGGTAAACCAACTAGACCACAAAAGTGTACAAAGCTAGCCAGATGAGGACAACCGACTACAAACAACGGAACCGTTTTACGTTTGTAGACCCTGGTAGACATATCCCAAGTGTGATATGCCGG